ATGTCAGGTGAATTTAATCCAAAGACTCACCCAACTGCGGCTGCGTACCAGCTAACGTTAGAAATGATTAAAGCTGGTTCTTTTACGGCAGAAACGCACGGAGGTGAAAGAAAGGCTACAGACGTAATTAAGTTTTTTGATTTATTGAAAGATAGGTTTGAAAAACTAAATCAAAACTAACTTTCGTAAAGTTTAACAAACCCCAAAGCTAAACTTTCAGCCAGATTATTAAGTCTGGCTTTTTGCTCTTCTTTGTACTCGTAAGATACTGGCGATGCTTCTCTAACTGCTATTTCCTTGAATGCTTCAAACGCCGCCGTTTGTGCATTTACTGGTAATTCTTCAAATTTCATATCTATCTCCTGTTTTATTCAACCTAACGCCCTCGTAAAGGCGCTGGGGTGAAGTGCCTGCTTTTAACCACATCAGGCGAGGTGTCCGTGTGCCACTGATGGAAATAAGTTAAGATGCTCTTAACCCTATAAAATGAGACAAATAAAAATGAATAATAAAGACATTGCAAAGCGCTTGGACGCGCAGCATATTTTACTGAAATCAATTTTTGACGCGCTGACTACTGAGCAAAAATCCGAGGTTGAGGAAAATATTAAAAGCCTGAGCCAGGCAGCTAAATACTCAGATATTCTGGAATCGTTTGACGACCCGGAAGATGCAGAGAAATCAGCATTGGATTTGCTTTACCTTAAATAAGACTATTATCTGAAAGAGATTAGCCCATCCGTGGGCTATTTAGCCTCTGCGCTCACACAACCCACCAGGCTATGCCCGCACTGTAATCCCGAACTCATCTTTCGGCTGCTTAGCCTTCACTCCGCTGAAAATTGCCACTTTAGGTAAGCAACAGTTATCACCGGACGGGAAGTATTCTGCTGGTTTCAGAGTCAGCGTAGGCAGGGGTGCTTTAACTGGCGGGAACACTGAGTCGAATATCTCTTCTGTGCTGCGTCCTTTTGCTGCTACGCGCTTTGCGTAATACTCGCCACGCTCTTTGTACCGACGCGCTTTAAGGTTGTCTTTCACTGGTTTAGTGATCACCTTTGGCTTAACGTCTTTTTTATCAACGAGTCCTTTCATGGTAAGGATAGTTTTGTTGTTCATGATGCCTCCTGAGTGATTTTTGGTGGTGCGATCAGTGCCTATCAGCCTCTAACTGTCTTGTCAGACTTGCTTGCATCCTCTAGCCTCTACTTGCCTTCGTGCTAACAATCTCACTTTGTTTGATTGCCAACAGCTTGCAGAGCCAGCGGTGGACTTAAACCACCTGCCATTGGTCTTGCTTGCATCTGGTTCAGGATAACCACACCCCAAAATTCACTTTTAAAGCATGCACGGGGAAGTTGCCCTGTGCTGTTCCGTTATGCCGTACTGATAAACCACACGTACCGGCAATGATGTTAAAGAGCATTATCTCAAGCTGTGTGCCTTCGATGCACTTAATGTATACGTAAAGTAGACGAGAGTAAATACTAAATGTAGACAATATGCGTGCCATTTCGTCAACTATCTGTATTTACAGGTAATTTATTTTCAAAAAATCGTCACGATTGGACGCAGATCACACAGGCGGGGGAATTTCGGGCACAAAAAAGCCCTCGCGGGGAGGGCTGGGGGGTTATTTTTTGTTAAACTCAAAAGGGTCTTCTTCAAAGTTGATAAAAGGTATCTCAAAGTCTTTATAGCCAGACATGGTAAGAACGCCCTCTATGTATGATTTTATGTACGGGTAAGCTAATGCTGGCGCATCTTTTCTGGCTACCTCTGAGCTATCAAACCCTTCAGTTATTTCCTCGCTAGATGTGAAATAAAAATCATAATCTATTGAAATGGATACGTTATCTTTTATTAATAAAGAGACTGGATAGCTAATTCTAACCATGTTTTTATTGGTAGAGTGCCCATAAATGGTTGAGCCGATATTAATATGCACTTCTTTTTCCTGCTCAATCTGTCCTTTTGATAGTGCACTCAGCTCCAGGCGCTCTACTTTTTTATGCGTTAATTTAATGCCCACTGAGTCTCCTTGATATCAGAGTTATGGTCTCTAGAAAAATTGATAATTTTGTCTTGCGCTGCTTTGCTGCTTGTATACCATTCTGATTTATTATCTGATTTTTCGGTATTTGTTCTACTTTTACTAAGCTTGATTTCTGATTGCATTTGGGAGTCATCATCACTGATATCAATATCTTCTGGCTTTTGAATCAAGATATCAAGTGGAACGCCAAGTTCATAATGAAGCTTAGTAATCATTGCTATACTAAGATTTCTTTTCCCGCTAAGGACTTCAGAAACCTTTGAACGAGATCCAAGATATTTTTCCATATCTTGCTGTGTTAAGCCGTCTTGATCCATTCTGAATTTTATAGCATCAATAGCTGATGGTTTATCTATCTTAAAGTTTTTATGTTCATAGTGCTCTATCAGAATAGATATGTGCTCAAGCTCATCGGCCTCTGGAGAATCAATGGTTGGGCACAGCTCAATTAGTTCAGATAGGCGATCCATTGCCATATCATAATCACTATCATTTTTAATAACACGGGGTTTAAATGTCATTATTATAACCTCCACTTGTCATACTCTGCATGAGTTCCGATGCGCTCGATTTTAACTATGCCGTTGATATAAACAACCTGTACAACAAGTCGATAATCATTTCCCTTTATGTTGAAAACAACGCGGTTATCAGACAAAAAGCTCGCAGTTGAGTATCTCTTTTTTATATCATGAGATGTAATCCAGTCAGCTCGTCTGACCTCATCAACCCAAGCTTCAAGATATCCCTTCGCCTGATTATGTCTCCGGCAAAACGCAACTATTTCTCTTTCGCCAAGTATCCTCATAGAGTACTGGTGTCCATTTCATAATTACACATATTTCCCAAAATGGGAAATTAATTTACACACCCTAAAACGTGTCGTCAGGCCACTGTGACTTGACCACTTTCCCCACTATCTGGCAGTTGCCATTGATGGGGATCATTTCAAATTTCGGATTTAATGGCTCAAGGTATTCCATCTCACCCTCTCTGATTAGTCGCTTAAATGTGAATTCATCGTTAAGCATGCGCGCGACACAGAAATCACCAAATTTAACATCTTGTTCCGGGTCGATAAGTATCAGCATCCCCTCAGGGAAGCTAGGACGACCACCTTGTGGCGCGGTCATTGAGTGACCCTCTACCTCCAGCCAGAATGCGTTATCACTAGCTCTCTTGGCCGTTGATATCCACTCTAAGGCGTCACTCTCGGTATATGAGTTACCATTCTCGGTAAAGCATCCTGCCTGTATTTTTGTAAAAAGAGGGTACTCGTAAACTGGATCATACTTAATAATATCCTCTTCATTAACTGTAATGGATCCATCTGGGTTAATGACCGGGTTCCTAACCCCGACATACGCAAGAATCCCTGCTATATCCTGCAATGACGGCTCTCTTTTGCCGGTCATCCAATGACCAACAGCACCTTTCGAAACAGAAAAATGCTCCGCTAAATCTTCATATGTTAAGCCCTTGTCTCTCATCAGAGACTTAGCCAGGTCGTTCCATTTAGTTTTCATAGGTGAATTATACGTTGCGTATACCAAAAAGTAGACAGACAAACTGTATACTTTACGTTGATTAAATAACTACTTTATGTATACTGAGCCAGTGAACAAACAGGAGGTTCAGATGAATAACTTAAGTCGATACCGTAAAGAGCTGGGGTTAACTCAGTCCGATTTAGCGATAGCACTTGGTTGCACAAAGGGAAACATCAGTCATTACGAGAATGGCAGGCGTAAGGCTGATTTGAACATGTGCAGAAATCTTGTCGCTTTTTTTAATAAAAATGGGGCAGTTATCTCAATTGATGATCTGTTCCCGCCAAAAGCAGCATAACAAAACACCGCTCTTTAAAGCCCGCCATCATTGGTGAGCACCCCGGACTAGCTCAGAGCAACTTCTCCGAGCAATTTTCAACACAGCACCACCTCACAGGAAGTGAGCGAATAACTGTATCTCAATAAGGACATTATGAATTATGGAATTATCAAACGAACGCAAGTTCCGTGAAATCGAGACAAAAATTCTCAAAGGGATTCATTCAACCGGCGCGCGTGAGATTGCGCACAGAACGGGCATACACGAATCTCAAATCTCCCGGTGGCAGTCACCACAACACAAAGAAAATCTCAGCTTCATACAGCGCTGTGCTCGTTTACTGGCGGCTATTGAATACGAGGGTGGGGAAGAAATGGTTGTGTTGCAGGGTGATGAGGCAAGGGCGCTGATTCAGATGCTCGGACATATCAGAACATCAAAAAGAAAAGCCCCGGCGGTAACCGAGGCTCAGATGCACTTAACAATATAAACAACAAATACACTGTATCAATAAACAGTAATTTAGCAAAGGGGAATATTCGGTTCCCCTTTTTGATGCGGCAAATTATGGAGTAATTATACATGAAACAGCGGTTTAATTACATAGGTGTGCATAAAAACATCATGCGAGAACGTGAGGCGAGAACCGTCACGGAGCAGGGAGCAAAGGCGCTTACGTCGGCATTGGAAGATGCGAAATTACGGCTTGAGCACCGGCAGGAAATTACGGGAGGTAAGCCGCATGAAAAGTAACGTTGCATACGCTGACTTTGGAGCCAGACAACGGCAAGAGAGGCCAACGGTGGCAGATCTTGATAACGGGTACACGAGGATAGCCAATGAGCTTCTGGATGCCGTGATGATTGCAGGGCTGACTAAGCATCAGCTATTGGTGATCATGGCGGTGTGGCGCAAGACATACGGGTATAACAAAAAAACAGATTGGATCGGTAATGAGCAAATGGAGCTGATGACCGGCATCGATAAGACTAAATGTTCAACAGCAAAAAACCAACTGATCAGAATGAAAATGCTTATTCAGGAAGGGCGCAGAGTAGGAATTAATAAGAACATTTCTGAGTGGAACACAGACATTGACCGAAACGGTAAAACATTTACCGGAACAGTAAAGGTTAGTTTTACCGAATCAGTAAAATCGGCTTTACCGAAACAGTCAAACACAAAAGACAATAATACAAAAGACAAGAAAGACAAGATCCCCCTTACCCCCGAGGGGGAAAATATCGCTCTTGAAATTCTCGGTTATTTTAATCAACTCACCAAATCTAAGTTTCAGGCAACAGCCGCCATCCTGAAAGCGCTTTCCACCGTGAAGTCAAAAGGGGAATGCTATACGGCTGATGAAGTTCGGTTGGTGATGGAGTGGGCAGTTTCCACCTGGAAAGCAACTAACCTGAAACCGGAAAACATCTGCAGGATGACACGCTTTGACGGCTACCTGTCAGACGCGATGAAATGGAAATACCGTGACGGAATCAACCCTGAGTCGTGCCCTCATGCTGAGCTGATTGCATCGTGGAATCGTCACGTACCTGAGCGCGCTGTTGAATTACAGGATTGGACAAAGCGCCGCCCGGCATACAGCCACCTGGAAGAAGTCTGGAATGGTAAAACCAACAAAGACCAGTGGCGGGAAGTGAAGCACGTTGATACCTGTTTCCGGCTAATCTCACAGTCATCACTGTTTGCCGGACTGAGTGAAAAGCAGTGGCTGAATATCGACTGGATCCTTAATCCGGCTAAGTGGCTGCAGGTTTACGAACAGGCAAAACGTGAATACAGGGAACGGCAAAGCGGAGCAGGCAATGGAAAATAAATTCACAGATTACCGGGCAGAGCAGTCAGTTATCGGCGGGATCCTTATTGCCAATGACGACACGGAGGAAATCGCCATCTCTGCGGCTGAGTCTCTCGTTGAAGGCGATTTCACATCCTCAGCCCACAAGGTGATTTTCAACGCCATGCGCCGCCTGATAAATACCGGTGCACGGGTCGATTTAGTATTACTGAACGGGGAGTTGGAGCAGGCTGGAGAGTCCAATATGTCTGGCGGGTTCGCTTACCTGGCTGAATGCGCCAAGCACACGCCAAGCATCACCATGTTGCCCGGCTATGTGCAGAAAATTAAGGATCTGACCGTTGCCCGGAAAACGCTCGCTGTGTTGCATGGCGGCATATCAAAAATCACCGCAGCAGGGGTTAACAACCTGACTGATGTTGTCGGAGAAGTTCAGTCGTCAATATCATCCATGGACACCGGATCTGCAGTTGAAACCAAGCACATCATGGACGGCGTCAACGAGTCGATAAGCATTCTGGAAGCCATGATTAACGGTGATATCTGGAAGTATAAAACGCAGTTCGGTCTGCAGGATATCGACACCTCTTTCGGCGGTTTTAACAACACGGATTTTATTGTTGTCGGTGGACGTCCGGGGATGGGCAAAACCATGTTCAGTACGGCAATCACTAAAACTATCGGTCTGAAGCAGCGCAAGCCTGTTGTGTTTTACAGTCTGGAAATGCCTACCTGGCAAATCTCGGAGCGCATCGCATTTCATCACGGACGTGTTGATAAGCAGTCGTTGTTGGGTGATGACAAAGCGAAGATTAATCAGGAAGAGGCGTGGGCGAAGTTATCGAACGCGCTCGGTGATATTCAGGAGTCCCCGATTTATATCAATGACCGGCCATCACTGAGTATTCATGAGATCCGCGCAGACGCCCGGAAGATGCACAAAAAAACCGGCGGACTCGGGGTGATTATCGTCGACTACCTGCAGAAGATGAAAATGACCAATCCGGAAAACATGAACCAGTCAGTTGGGGAGATAGCAACCGGATTGAAGAATTTGGCAAAGGAGCTTAAGTGCCCTGTTGTCGCACTGGCACAGCTAAACCGTAACCTTGAGCAGCGGCAAAACAAGCGACCAGTGAACGCGGATCTGCGCGAATCTGGCGTTATTGAGCAGGAAGCTGATGTGATTTTTATGATTTACCGGGATGAAAAATACAATCCGCAAACTGATCTGAAAGGGCTGACTGAGGTTATCTGCACGAAATCACGGCATGCGCCCGGCGCGGAGAGAACGTATTACTTCACCAATACTCACGGCGGTCTGGATCAGGCTGATTTAACCCACGTTAATACTTCAGGATATCAGGAAGATATCGAATGTTAACCCAAGACAGAAGGACTTTTGATTATGGAAGTATGGATTATTTCAGTTCGTGGACTTGAAGGTGAATTTGAGCCGGTGGCTGCATTCAGCAATGAGAAAAAAGCCAGAGATTTTATTACTGAAAAGCAGTATCGGTCGTGGGCTCTGGATGATTTAACAGTCGATGAGCCGGAGGACTTTTGATTATGGAACCAACGGATTTTGAAAAGTGGTGTGCGGGTGAGCTTGGCTATGAGCCCGAGCACGTAGTAATGATGCGCAAATCATTCCAGAATGTAGAATACGGGTACACCGTTGGCTGGATTGAGTACCGCTACCGCGCCTATATCGCAGGCGTAACGAGCATGCTGCCGTATAAGACACCGGCAAAAGGAGTCTCCAATGAACTGGATTAAGTGCTCGGAAAGAATGCCAAAGCATGGGCAAAGAGTGATTATAGCCTCTGTATCCGGCGTTACATACGGCTATTACGACGATGGTCGCCATCTGAAAAAACAGGTTGGTAAATGGTATTCAGGAAATCGATTACTGGGTGAAGAAGCAACCCACTGGATGCCACTACCACAACCACCGGAGGAGTAAGGATGGATGGTGAAATTACTACATGGTTGACAGTCGGGCTGAATCTTATTGGTTACTTATGGGTTATTACTAAATCCATTGAATGGTTTTTCTGTCGCGTGTTATTCCGAAAGACATTTGGGCGCAAAAACAAAGATCGCAAACAGGCAGCGGTAAACGAGCTTTACGATGCCTATGACCTCGGAGAAATTAAACAGGGCGGCGATATGAAGATTACAACAAAAAACGGGCTGGTCATTCTCATGTATCGTCAGTCGAAGGAGTAGGGGGTAATGTGGAAAATTTCTGCCTGCATGAATCCAACAAAAAGCTGTTTTACGAGCAACTCAAATCACTACTGAGCACCCACCCAAAGTTAAGTATCACCGCAAAACCCTACCGCCCGAAACGAAGCCTTTCACAAAATGCACTCAGCCATGTCTGGTACAAAGAAATCAGCGAGTACCTGATTCGTGCCGGCCGGCCGTTTTGTACGGAAGCATGGGTGAAGGAAAGCCTGAAGGCGACATATCTCGGATTTGAAACCACTGAGTACACCGATGTCATCACTGGCGAGAAAACGCAGCGTGAGACGCTCAGGCGCACTTCAAAACTGGATAAGGGGGATATGCATTACTTTCTTCAGCAAATCGAATCATGGGCTGCACAGTTCGGTTTAATACTGACTACGCCGGAGGATTCGGAGTACATGAAACTAAAAAGGGAGCAGGAATCATGAAAGGTGAGAATTACGATCTGTACACAGAAATAATTAAACGCTGTCGTGATTGCAGTGAACTCACAAATAAAACCGTTGCGCTGATTATGGGGACGGATACCCGGCGCGCTGCACTTTACATGCGAAAGTTGAGCGATATCGGATGCGTGAAAGTTATCGGCCGGCGGATGTCGCAAAGATACAACAGCCCAATATACCGCTTTGATGAGTATGCGGTAACACGGCTTAAATCGTATTTTTTCGATGTAAAAATGATTGACGAAACGGCTCCGCCGGAAGTGAAAGAGAGATTGCCTGTTGCAAAAGTACGTTGTCATGCATTCGAGCCGGGTTTCGGGCGGTCGTTTATCAACAATATCGACACAATGCTGCGGGAGGTGCGGGTATGAGCTGGAAAAGTCAAATTGAAGGTCTTGATATTGACCAGTTAAGAAACTTCCGGAATGCGATAAACGAAGCGATAAGCCAGAAAGAAGAAGAGCAGAAACGCACGGTATGGCGCGTGTGCGACCGCTGGCAAAGTTACGGAAACTTTCGCGAGGATAACTACATGGGTGCGGTTGACCGCCTCGTTGAAACAGCAAAGAAATTCAGCCATGAGAACGATGTTGGCTCCATGTCACTATCCATTGAACGCGAACGCGTCCCTGAATCTGAATATGAGGACTGGTTCAAATGACTTGCACTCTATGCGGTAAAGAACTCGCAGACGACGAAACATACGCCTGTGAGCAATGCGCTGATGACTGCCAGCATCTGGAGGTTGTCGAAAGGATGCGTGATTGCGTGGACACGTTAATCAAAGCGGCACCGGTTATGTTTGAAAATCCGCCGCCGGTCGAAGTTCAGGGGAAAAGTGATGCCTAAAAATCGCAGGAAATATATGCACAAACACAAATATCCGAAGAAAGATAACCAGGCAAAGAAAGACCATGGCGCTGAGCTGATTGCTCGGTATATCCCGTTCGTATTGTGCTGGGTGCTTTTCGCCCTGGCTGTAGGTATCAGTTTATCGTGAGGTGAGCAATGCAAAAACTCAGGCGCCGGCGGTGTAAAATTTGCCGCGAATGGTTCATGCCTGAAAAGGATTTCGAAAAATGGTGTAGCCAGGCGCACAAGGAAGAATTAGCGATAAAGCTATACCGGAAACAGAACGAAGCCAGACAGGCAAAACTGAAAAAGGAGCAGCAACAAAAGGAACGGGAAAAGAAAGACAAGTTAAAAATCCGCAAGTTAGCAGTAAAACCCCTCTCATATTTCAAGCAGCAAGCACAAACCGCATTCAACCAATTTATCCGACTCAGAGACCGTGACGAACCCTGTATTAGTTGCGGGCGTCATCACGACGGTCAGTATCACGCCGGGCATTATCGAACCACAAAGGCAATGCCGGAGCTGCGATTCGATGAAGATAACGTCCATAAACAATGCGCCCCATGTAATGACCACCTCTCCGGGAATATCGAAAACTACACGCCGAGGCTGATTGAAAAAATCGGGCAGGAGCGTTTCGACAGACTTATGGGTGCGCATGAACTGCCGAAGTGGAAGCGTGAAGACTATGAGCGGATCCGCGACGAGTACCGGCTGAAACTGAAGGAGCTGAAATCATGTTCACAGACATAACAGCAGCAATCGAAGAAGCCCGGTTCAGTAACTTGAAGTGGGGATTTGATTATGCAGTCATTCAGGCTTCGTGGGGAATGATGAAGGTGGTTACTCATTTTAGGGCGGAGTCAATGAAGAAATGCTCAGTAATGTTCACTACGCGGAATGACAAGTATCACACGGTGCAGGTGCAATCATGAGAGACGACCCTTTTTATCTTCTGGCGCATGTTGCCAATAAAAACGACCTGCGGCGTGTATGGTGCGGCGCGCGGAAAAACATATCTGATGGTAAGCGTGTATGGGTTCGCTACATGCTCATGACGTGGGGGAAGGAATACGGCGGGTGTGACTATGGTTCTTGTGAGTCAAGCGTCATCGGTCGCCTGATGATCCGTACTGAATGGAATGAATCGGAGGGGGAGCGAATAATTAAAGTTGTAAAAGACCTGCACAAGATGGGGTATCGCGGGGATGAGTTATTTAAAAAGTCTCACGAAATACTGAATCCGAAAAAAACAATAAGCGACATCATTGCTCTCGCCAAAGAATCAGATGACGCCGCTTTTGTTGAAAAGGTAATGACTGATCGCTTTAAAAAAGACAACCCAATCCGTCATGTGGCAATTAAACGATATTGTGACCGCAAATACCCGCAAAAGATGGCTCGTGACCTCAATTTTAAAACGGGAATCAGCATTCAGCAGGGAACGCGTCGCATCGAGTGGGCGGAAAGATTACTTGAAGAAGAAATGTTTTATGCAATGAAACATGAGCTAAAACGTGAGGAGTGTCCGATTTCATAAATATTTCAGAAAAGTGTTGCAAAACGCGAAATTTAAGTATAGTGTTTATGGTATGCTCCGGAAGTTAAAAGCAAGAGCACTGAAAGCCTGATAGAGATATCGGGCTTTTTTTATACCTGAAATCCAACTTGTAACGATGGCTTACAGGTTCAACTCTCCGGAATTTCCGGATAGTTCGATTTGTTTCTTTGGTGTCCTCGCCGATGAGGGAACCAGATTTATACCTACGGGTCAGTCGTATAAAGGTTATTACGGAAGGCTGTTAACCTTCTTATCGTGGTTCGATTCCACGCTGTCCCGCCAAATTCCAGAGGTCGCCCTGTGCGGCCTTTTTTCATATATGCCGCCACAGAATCCTGAACAAACAAACGTAATCATCGCAGAGATACTGTGCGCGGCACCCTATTAACTAAATTCCTCCACTGTAGGGGGTGAGTATGAAACATATGAACAATACCCCTGACTTGTGGGATCAGATACTCAGTTATCTTTATCAATATAAAGACCAAGGCGTGTTTGCCGCTCTCGCTGGCTTAGTTGCTGGCTTGCGCGGGATGTACAACGGCGGAGGATGGAAGAAGACGCTACTGGACGCTGTTCTGTGTGCAGTCCTCGGTTGGTTCGCGAAAGACCTGCTGGCATTTATGGGACTGAATCCAGACCTGGCTTATATCACCAGTGTCATGATTGGCTACTGGGGTGTAGAGAAGGTAAGCGGCATGATTAAAGGCAAAGCGGGAGTGAATAATGAGTAGTTTCAGATTCAGTAAGCGCAGTGAAGATAACCTGAAAGGCGTCAATCCTGACCTGGTGAAAGTAATCCGCCGGACATTGGAAATTACACCGGTCGATTTTATTGTCATTGAGGGGTTACGAACAGAGGCTCGGCAAAAGCAACTTGTCGCTGAGAAGAAATCGCAGACCATGAAAAGCCGCCACCTTACCGGTCATGCGGTCGATATTATTCCGGTCAACACCAAATGGCAGATTGACGAATTCAAGCCACTGCTGAAAGCGGTTAAACAAGCTGCTGACGAGTTAGGCGTAAAGCTCCGGTTCGGTATCAACTGGAAGAATGACCCGGCACTACCGATTGAAACACGGTTCATTGATGCGCCTCATATCGAAATACCAGTATGAGAACCATGACAAAGGCACTGGCTGGTATCTGCGGGATACTGACTGTCGGGCTGCTGATGTTGCTGTATCTGTACGGCGGGCTGAAAGATAATTATGACCTATTGTCAGAGAAGCATGCCCGCCTGTCGGTAATTAACGATATCACCATAGCGGCGGTCGCAGTTAATCACCGCGTATCACTCGACAACATCGACGCTAAACAGGCAGAGGGTACTGAGCATGTCAAAGTTAAGACTGTTATCAAAACGGTTTTCAAAGGCAGTGAGTGCGCTTCTGTTTCTGTGCCCGCTAATGCTGTTAGTGAGCTGCAAAAGTACGCTGCCGGAATACGTGCCCGTGCCGGTGGTTCCGATACCGGCTCAACTGACCGCTGACTGCGAACAGGTAGTGATACCGGATGAAATCACGTTCGGCGGCACAGTTGAATTGCTGGCTGATGCCATGAAATACATTGCCAACTGCAATCACGATAAGCGGGCAATTCGGGAGATTGAACAACAACGGCAGGTTATGAAATGAATATTGGTGATTTAGACCCGGTTGTTCAGTGCGAAATATTACGGCTGGCGCACAACTACGCAATCAACCGGCGAGAGCTGTTATCCAGAGATAAAAAGCAACCGAGGGAAGAAAGTGAGTGGTACGGAGACCAAATAACCGAAGCCACTAAGAAAATGCTATCCCTATATGAATAACAACGCCTCGCTAAATAGCGGGGCTTTTTAATGGAGAAATACCGTGGAACAGAAAGATACTGAATTTGAAGAACTGATTAAGCCGGTAATGAAGTACCTGGCTGAAAAACACCACCCTCACACCAGTATTACCGTGACCAGTGACCGCGCAGAATTGCTTGAGTCTGTAGCTGGATTCGGCACCGACGAATACCTGAAAGATTAAACGACCAGATTGTTTAACCCCGTAAGGATGGTGATCACAATCTCAGAGACGGACTGTAACCGTAAGTGACCAAAGTAACGTAGTGATGCGTGATGATGGTTGCTAATCAAATCGCATTTCACCCTGTGCCACGCCCGGCACACACAAAACCAAAGAACCTTTCAGGATGAGCCTTGAGGATAGCCGGTAGTGGTCTGGTTAACCCTCTTTGGGCTGGTTATTCCTGGGCGCAAGGTTCATCTCTAAAAGGAACTGACTAGTGAACAATATTATTCCTCTTGAATATGACGGGCATCCCGTGCGCTTTAATAACGACGGATGGATCAATGCGACTGACATAGCCGCTAAGTTTAATAAGGAGCCGAATGACTGGTTAACAAGGATCGATACCCTTGAGTATCTGGCAGCCCTTAGCAACAAGATGTATGACAATTCCGGAGCTGTGCGGGAATTAAATGATATCAAAGAGTTAGAGATTAAAAAGTCATCGTCTAGGGTGAAGATATTAAGGTTGGCCAAAAAAACAAACTTAGTTAAGACCAAGGCTGGTATAAGTGGCGGTACATGGCTACACCCAAAGCTCGCAGTACGCTTCGCTCGGTGGTTGTCTGTTGACTTTGAAATTTGGTGTGATGAACAAATTGATGCTCTTATTCGTGGCAATATGGCAATTTATAATGATGAGAGAATCAATGCGATATTCTTGCTGGATAAGCCAACGTCATGGGAAAAACGATTCCAGCAACCATTCTATCGGGCATTAAGCAGAATGTCTGGCCTGCCTTATACCGGTCATGTCGGTGGTTGTCCTTCGTTGTTTGGGATGATAACAGCCAAGTGGGTTTATCAGGCTATATTGCCTGAATCAGTTTACGAAGAAGCTCGTCAATTAGCGAAAGATAGTAAAGATAAAATCCATCAATACTTAAAGCCAGAAGCACAGCAGTTAGTTCAAGATCAGCTGGTAGCTATAACTACGCTGGCAAATAGCTGTATCGACTACAAGGATTTTGAGGCCAGGTGCATTCAGGCGTTTGGTAAATCCGGAATGCAAGGTCTTCTGATATTTCCAAGTCATCAGCAATCATCACATACCGCAATATTACAATAGACCGCCCAGCGGTCTTTTTTATGGGTGAGAGAATGAAAAATACAGGAAGAATCAATTTCCGCTTCATGACGCCTGACGATGAGGCTGTCGCCGGTATCGTTGAACGCGTTAACCGTGAGATGTACGGCAAGCCAATTAACGAAGAAACAAATCAGGCAGCGCACGATCTGGCTGTTAAATACGTGACTGAGATGATTGTCGTGGAAACGGTGATTTTATAAAACTCTGCAAACGTCGCTTACGAGTGGCGTTGATAGAGATTTATATAGGTTTTCGTCTCTGATGGTATCGCGGTACCACCGGGAAATACAAAACGAACCAGTTAATTATTCTGATTGAGGTGTCAAATGGCAAAAGCAAACGTGCCGATGGTCGACTACATCGAAGTAAGAGTGCAAACCGAAGAAGAAACATTCATCGGATATAGCGGAGTTCCGTGCCCACTGAAAGAAGGGCAGTAATTTCTGACTCTGGGTGTAGACCGTGACGGGTTCAGTGCCTTCAACATCAAGGTCAGCGACATTAAATATTTCATCGTTAACGTTGTGATGAAGGAAGACCGTGCCGGTAGTGATATCGGGCGCACACTGCACTGATTAACAGGAAAAGATATGGCACAAAAGAAACCAACGCTCACTGATGAGCAAAAAGTTCTTTTTGATGCCCTGACGAAACAACAGCAGCAATTCGCGTTAGGCATCCTGAAAGGACTGAATCAGATAGATGCCTACAAACAGGCTGGATATAAGGCGAAGAATGAAAATGCAGCCAGCGTTTCGGCTAGTCAGATCTTCGGAAATCTTAAGTTAAAATCGTTTCTCTCCGCAATGAGCGCTTCCGCTCTCTCAGATGCCGTTATGACGCGTCAGGAAGCCTTGGAGCGACTATCTGCAATCGGACGTGCGTCAGTATCGGAAATGGTTGAGTTCAGTGAGCATAAGATGGGGGCTGATGATGACGGCAATCCGGTAATACAAGCCGTGTGGCGATTCAAAAATTCAGCACTGCAAAACCCACAGGCTCTGTCTGCGATATCTGAACTGACCGCTGGTAAAGACGGCATCAAGCTAAAGCTGCACGACCCGAAAGCCGCGATAAAACAAATCGTCGATATGCAGGGGTGGGAAGCGCCGAAAGAAATTAAGCACGACATATCCAACCTGCCCGCGCTTGGTGACTTATTTTCCGGTAAGTAATATTTAAAGAGGTGATTAATGGCTGATATCAATCCGATATTTAAGCCGTTCATTTCCCCTGCGCGTTACAAAATAGCCAAAGGCGGGAGGGGGAGCGGTAAATCGTGGTCAGTAGCCCGCCTTCTGATAGAAATAGCCAGGAGAGGCAATTACCGATTCCTGTGTGGTCGTGAATTTCAAAACAGTATCGGTGACTCGGTAATAAAATTACTTGAGGACACAATAGACAGGAATGGATATCAGGATGAATTTGAGGTGCAAAGGGCGTCTATATCGCACGTTCACACCGGTTCGGAGTTCATGTTCTACGGCATCAAGAACAACCCGACAAAAATTAAGTCTCTGGAAGGTGTAGATATATGCTGGATGGAAGAGGCTGAGGCGGTAACGAAAGAAAGTTGGGATATCCTGATCCCCACGATACGAAAGCCAAACTCTGAAATATGGGTGACGTTTAACCCTAAAAATATACTCGACGATACCTATCAGCGGTTTATTGTCAAATCGCCAAGTGACAGCGTAATCCTCACCGTTAATTTCGATGATAACCCTCACTTTCCTGATGTTCTTCAAAAAGAGATGAATGAGTGCAAGGAGAGGGACTACGAACTATACCGCCATATCTGGCTAGGCGAACCGGTCGCAGACTCCGCACTGGCAATCATCAAGCCCGCATGGATTGAGGCGGCTGTCGATGCTCATATCAAACTAGGCTTTGAGCCAAGAGGTAAGCGTATTGTCGGTTTTGACGTTGCTGATGATGGAGAGGATGCTAATGCCACGATACTGCGTCATGGTTCGGTGGCTATCGAGGTTAATGAGTGGCGTGGTCAGGATGTTATTTACAGCGCAGATCATGTCTATGATTACGGCCTTAAAAACAATGTGGACTCCGTTATCTATGACTCAATAGGTATGGGTGCTGGCGTTAAGGCTCAGTTCAACCGCAAAGATAACCGCATCCGTACAGTGGGATTTAATGCCGGCGCATCTGTTGAAAACCCGAACAGCGATTACGTTCAGGGTAAGACCAACAAAGATATGTTCTCCAACCTGAAAGCTCAGCAATGGCAGATGGTTGCCGACCGGTTTTACAACACCTGGCGAGCGATTCATCACGGAGACAAATATCCGGAAGATCAGCTCATCAGCATATCTGGTGACATGGAAGATATCGAATACCTCAAAGCCGAATTGTCACGCCCTCAAGTCGACTATGACAACAACGGGCGCGTAAAGGTTGAGAGCAAAAAGGACATGAAGAAACGCGGCATCCCGAGCCCAAACAAGGCAGATGCGTTCATTATGGCTTTCGCGAATGTTCGCGGAGGACTGCAAATCAACCCCGCAGCACTTGCAGGTATCTGATGAAATTATTCAAATGGAAAAAGCGCCTGTCAAAGCGAGAGGCGGAGCTTGCTATTGAGCAGGAAAAGACAAAGCAATTCGAACTTGAAGCAAAGAAAGCCGCCTCACAAGCACAGTTAATGCAAATGCTGATCACCGAGGAAAGCAGAAAGCAGCAGCCAATTCCACTGGAAGCGCCGAAGCTATATCCGGGTGTGGTGCCGAAGGGTGAAAAATCCGCAGTAGCAATGGATAGTGAGTGCGCTCAGGGGGCTTACCAATATATGGGAACGAATCCCGGCTTCTATCCGGGCTTTCTCGGTTACCCCATGCTGGCAATCATGTCTCAGTCCAGTGATTACCGCAGCGTGTCAGAAACCACATCCAAGGAAATGACTCGCGAGTGGGGCAAGGTAAAGGCACGCGATACCGGCGACGAGTCGGGAGATAAGTCTGATATCGTCGCGCAGATCAACCAGGCGCTGGAAGACTTCGGTGTGCGCGACCTGTTCCGACGTCACATTGAAAATGAAATGGTGTTCGGGCGCTCTCAGCTCTATATCGACATCAGGGGGCAGGAAGATAAACGAAAGGTTCCGCTGCTGATCAATGAGAAAGGCGTCCAGGCAGGAACATTGAAAGGTTTCTCGGTTATTGAGCCTATCTGGTCAACGCCAAGTATGTACAACTCCACAGACCCGACAGCAGAGGATTTCTTTGTGCCGACTGAGTGGTTCGTACTTGGAAAAAAAACTCACGCCGACAGGCTTCTCACGCTGATTATGCGACCGGTCAGCGATATACTGAAACCTGCGTATAACTTTAGCGGTTTGTCTATGCTTCAGCTCATGAAGCCGTATGTCGAACGCTGGCAACGCACAACGGACTCAATCAGTGATTTGATTAAGTCGTTCTCGTTTACTGGCCTGGCTACGGACATGCAGGACGTTCTGTCTGGCGGCAGCAATGCCAGCATTGCCCTCCGGTCGACTTTGTTCTCTCAGCTGCGTGATAACCGCGGGCTTATGATGCTGGACAAGAACAAAGAAGAGTTCTTTCAGTTCAACACCCCGCTTTCCGGGCTGGATGCATTGCAACGTCAGGCGCAGGAGCAAATGTCAGCACCAAGCCATACGCCAATGGTTAAACTACTAGGGATTACCCCTAATGGCATGAACGCCAACAGTGATGGTGAAATACGCGTTTATTATGACTACATCTCATCATTGCAGAATGCGCACTTGTTGCCACAACTGAACACGATTACCGACCTTATCCAACTTCACCTGTTCGGCAAAATCCATGACGGCATCTATTTCGAGTTCACGCCACTGTATCAACTGGATGAGAAAGAGACTGCCGAGGTTAACCGGACGAATGCGGAAACGGCTGATAAATTGTTCAATATGGGCGCGGTGTCAGGCGAGGAAGTTCGTCAGACACTGGCGACAGATGAGTCCAGCAAGTTCAGCGGAATAAACCCCAAAGAAATAATCCCGCCACCATTCGGAGTACCGGACTATGAAACCAGTAGCGAGGAAAAAACCGAGTGATGCGGTAATGCCTGAAATTAAGCCGTCAGAAGCTATTGAGGGCGAATATTACAGACTACTCATGGGCATCATCAAAGATATCAGAAAAGAGCTTGATGACGCCCTGGTGAGTGAATATCACGACAAAGCGAAGCGTGAGTTAGCCAACGATGGAATATCAGATTGGATAGCTCACGTTGCTGATTATCTGCTTGATAAGTGGAACCGTAAACTGGACGGGTTGGGTAAAGAAATAGCGAAGTTATTTGTTGACAAGACGGTAACGAATTATGACGCACGGTTGGCTAGTTTGCTCCGGCGCAGGGGCTTTACCGTCAGAATGCAGAACAGTGAAAAAACGCTGGACGCACTACGGGCAGTAATGGGCGAGAACGTCGGGCTGATTAAGTCCATCGGGACGGAGTATCTGAGCAAAGTTCAGATGCACGTCTGGCAGTCTGTCACTGGCGGGTATGACCTGAAAACTCTGACGGACAACCTGCAACATGATTTCCATATTGCCAGAAACAGAGCCGCGCTGATAGCACGTGACCAGGCTAACAAAGCACACGCAGTCATCGAGCAGGCGCGGCGGAAAGAGCTGGGTATCAAAGAGGCTATCTGGATCCACTCTCACGCTGGTAAGCAGCCGCGTGAATCTCACGTTAAAGCACACGGCAAGAAGTTTGATATCGAGAAAGGTATGTTTATCGATGGCGAGTGGATATTACCCGGCAAGAAAATAAAGTGCCGGTGCGGCAGCAAGGCTATTCTTCCATTTTAAACAGAGGCAGTCATGACAATGACAGATCGCCTCGCTTTCGACAGGTCAATGCGGAGTAAAGACGGTAACGGTCACTTAATTGTGGAGCGTACCGTTTTATCCAAAGCGTCAGTAAACCCGTATCGGGGTAAAGAAATTCCGGGCTTTGACAGTCTCGGGCTTGACCCTGAAAAGGTGTATTACCTTCTGCGCGACCCTGCCGAGTTAGAGCGGGCAGCAAAAACATTCAGTAAAAAGCAGTTGCTCATTATTCACATCCCCGTTGATTCAGACGACCCGCAGATTGAAAAAACCATCGGCACTATCGGCTCAGATATCACATTTGAGGCCGGTCGCCTGTTCGCTGATTTGTGCGTGTGGGACGGGTATGCAATTGGCCTGATAGAAAGCGAAAAGATGAAAGAACTTTCCGCTGGCTACGGGTACACGCCTGATATGACCCCCGGGGAATATGAAGGGCAGCACTATGACGGAGTTATGCGGAATATTTTCGGTAACCACGTCGCACTGGTCGAGCGCGGCAGGATCGGGCGAGACGCAATCATTTCAGACCATCAGACAGTCGATTTGGAGACAGAGATGAAATTAAAGAAAGGCGCGCTTCCCGAAGTGGCTGCGCAGATTAAAAAGGCGCTGGGGATGGATGCTGATATTCCGGAAAACCAGCTTCATGCAATTCTCACCGCTGTGAAACTCGGTATGGACGTGTCTCCGGAAGATCTGGAAGGCGCGAAAGACGAAGAAGAGAAGAAAGCGGAAGAGGCGGCTAAAAAGGCCCAAGACGAGGAGGAGGCGCAGAAAAAAGCCACTGACGAGGAGGAAGCCAAAAATAAAGCCGAAGAGGACGCAGCCAAAAAACAGGATTCCGACAATGAGGCGGAGAGCAAAAAAGCGATGGACGCAGCTATGACCACGACCAAAAACGACACCATCAAGCAGATGACCGCCATGTTCGGTGCTGTCCGTGATGTTGAACCGCTGGTCGGTGTTGTCGCAATGGACGGCTTTACCAGTGCTGATGATGTTTACACCTACGCACTGAAACAAAAAGGCATCGCGTGTGACGGTGTAACCGGTGTCGGACTGGCTTCAATGGTGAAGATGGCGAAAGACAACTTCGTCACCAAGAAAATGAATGTCGCCATGGATGCAGATATCTTTGCTGAAGATGCGCTTACATCCCGTTTCAAACAGGCTTAAGAGGAACAATCATGGGTTTTCAAACCAAAATGAACAACGACCTGCCACTCGGTGTGGCTGGTGACTTCGCTTCTGCTAACCCGCGCTTTTCAATGTTGGCGGGTGAGGGGCAGCTTAAGTCCGGTGCTGACGGTGTGACGGTCGGCCTGTTTGCATGGGCTGACGAGAAAGGACTGGTATCAAACAAAAAGACGGCCGGCGCGTTGCTTGGCTTCGTTCACCGCAATAACCAGGCTCTGATTGCTCAGTACGGCGCAGAGGCAACAATGCACGTTCCGGCTGGTCGTGAAGCGACACTGATGACCGGCGGGGATTACTTTGTCGAACTGGAAGCAGGCGGAACCCGCGGTCAGTTTGTCGTGGCAGACGTTGCTACCGGCAAAGCTAAGGCTGTTGATGCTATCGACCCTGATGATAAGACCGTGGAAGCAACCCTGTACCGTGTGGCAAAAACTGTCACTTCCGGCCTCACTAAAATGTCCAGCTTTCTGTAAGGAGTAAGCATGTCATTAAATTTAAATGCGCTGGCAGCGCGGGCAGGCATTGTATTTGCCACTGGATATAATGTTCAGGAGCTCACCCCGCTGGCAAAAAGTCTGGCAATGGACAGTGAATTAGTCACTGCGCCAAACGCCGGTATCTTGTCACTGTTTACAACCTACGTTGACCCGAAACTGATTGATGTTCTGGTTAAGCCGATGCGTATGGCTGAGATTTTCGGCGAAACGAAGAAAGGCGACTGGACAACACAGACCGCTCACTTCCCGGTAATCGAATCAACCGGTGAAGTATCAAGCTACGGCGATTACAGTAACAACGGTGTAGCAGGCGTTAACGTCAACTGGCCTATGCGTCAGCCTTATCATTACCAGCTCGTTATTGAGGTTGGTGAGAAAGAGATGGCGATGGCCGGGGCGTCCAAAATAGACTGGGCTTCCCGTAAGCAGATCGCCGCAGCACTGACCATGAATAAGTTCCAGAATAAATCATACATCTTCGGCATTGAAGGGCTGGCGAATGAGGGGATTCTGAACTACAAAGACGCGCTGCCTAACGTCACATCCACGCCGTGGGCAACAATGGACGGGCAGGGTGTTTATGACTCCATTCAGGGTAAATTGTACGCGGAACTCATCAAGCAGACTGATGGGCACGTTGACGCATCCACGCCGATGGAGCTGTTACTTTCACCTAAAAATGAAGTTAATCTGCACAAAACCAACCAGTACAATGTCAACGTGTATGACCAACTGAATAAAAACTTCCCTGGCCTGAAAATCCGCAGCATTCCGGAGTTTTCTACTGATGCGGGTGAAGTGGTTAAGCTGATTGTTCGTGAGTACGAAGGGCAGGAAACATTAGACCTGAGCTTCACTGAAAAGATGCGCGTTCACGCCATGATCCCTGAGCTGTCATCCTGGAAGCAGAAACGCTCTCAGGGCACGTTTGGTTGCATTGTTTATCGGCCGCTGTTTATTGCGTCAATGCTGGTTTCTTAATCGCACTCCTCGTTGTTAATTATCGCCACCTTCGGGTGGCTTTTTTATAGGTGGAATTTATGTCTGAAGTAACAGTTGCCTGCAAATTGGCTAATGGTTTGTATCTGGATGTCGGCGAAGCACGTGAAGTAATCAAGGGTTTTGCTAATGGCATTGCGGATGAAAACGGCTTCGGCCTGACCCATGGCGTAGATAAAGCGCATTGGGATGCATGGCTGGAAGAAAACAGAGATCGGGACCTGGTGAAAAACGGGCTGATCTTCGCTCACGAAAAAACGAAGGATGCCAAGGCTGAATCGAAAGAGAAGGCAGAGCAAAAATCCGGTACCGAAAAACTGAAGCAAAACTCTGAAGGCGTCAAATCCGCCGGGGAATAAGGTGGGCATATGAACCGCACTCTGATGGAGTATCGCAGCCAGCAGGCGAAAAACAGTGATGACGGCGTTGTGGTTTTTGATGTGGAGAAGTTTCATGAGTCTTACCCCTCTGCAAAAGGCTCCGACACACAGCTAAGTAACGCGTTCATTAAAGCCGGAATGCTGCTGCGTAATGATAAACACAGTTGCGTCTGCAATCTGGATGAGCGCGAAATGTTGCTGTTTCTGCTGGTTGCTCATATGGATATGCTTCAGTCAAACATTGATGAGGGCAACAGTGCGATTGGTCGGGCATCGGGTGCGAGCGAGGGCAGCGTGTCTGTGTCGCTTGATTACGGCACCACAACCAATGCTGAGAAGTGGTACACGCAAACACCATACGGTGCGGAATACTGGGCGCTGACCAGCCGTTACCGCTCATTCCTGTACACACTGGGCGTTACCCCCATGCCGGTATCGAGAGGTGGCTATGGCTAAAAGCAAACTGGAAGAGGCGCTGGAAAAGTACATGTCCGGCACTGCTGTGACATTGCGCGCCGGTATTCTTGAGGAAGCTAAGTATCCGGATGGAACCCAGGTTGCTCAGGTCGGATACATCCAGGAATACGGAGCGCCGGAGGCAAAAATACCACCTCGTCCATTTTTCAGGGCGGTAATAAACGAAGGAAAGCAGACATGGCCTTCAATCCTGGCGGCTGGTGTTGAGCACTATCAGGGTGACGTGAAATCAGCGCTTGCCTTGCTGGGTGATCAAATTGTTGGCGAACTTTCTCAATCAGTTCGTGACTGGAGTTCTCCGCCAAACGCACCTGCAACTATCGCCAGGAAAGGTTTCAATAAGCCGTTGATTGATACCGGTCAGATGGCTAATTCATTCAGCTATGAGGTGACAGATGATTAAAGTCCGCACCCTCGCAAATACCGCAATCCAGTGTGTAAATAAAAACCTTCCTGCTGTGCTGATGGCTAACGACGGATATGAGACTGACGAGGCTGGGGCTACCACGCCGAAGTTCACCAGCCACGACATTTCCATTCAGTTACAAAGCCTGAGCACGCAAGACCTTGAACATCTCGGGGTTATCAACCAGCAGGGGCAGTTTATTTACGGCTACGCGCGCGGCCAGATCTCCGCATTGCGCCGAGCCAAAAAGCAGGGCGCGGACAAACTCCGGTTCATGGCATACGGTGAAGATGAAGAATCTGAATGGTTGGTTACTCAGGTTATTGAGTCCTACCCGTCGTGGGTGAAGGTACTGCTATGGCGACAATAAGCGTAACTGAGCGCGATATCTTCATTGAGCTGCGCAAGTACCTGACTGAGTTATTCAGTTGCCCGGTGACTCAGGGGTATCAAAACAATGTCCCGGTTCCGGATAACGGCATCGTCATGCACATGCTTTTCGAACGTGACCTTGATTATATCGCCAATTATTGGGACCCGGTAGACGAAGAAATGACAGCACAGCGGTCTGTTGAGGCTACATTTCAGCTGGATTTTTACGGCGCGGAGGCAAATAACCGGTCGCGTGTTGTCGCCAACCTCTGGAAGTCATCCTACACCACTGACCGGTTGATGAAATGCCAGCCACTGGACAGTGGTAGTCCGAAAAAGGACGTTCTGGTTAATCAGTCGAATCAATACGAAAATCGGATGATGCTGGAAATCACTCTGCAATATAACCCTGAAACCTCCTATCACGTCGATAGTGTCGACGAAATATCCATTACCACTACCAATATTTAAGGTAAAAATATGCAATCAATTCCGGCAAGCGAGATTGTCAGCATCCTGCCCGGTGTCGTCGGCACTGGCGGTAACCCACTGGCGCTTAATGCGCTGTTTATCACAAAGAAACAACCTGAATCCATGCTGGGCGTGAAAGCATTCGGCTCTGCTGATTTGGTTGGTGAAGTGTTCGGCATCAGCTCAAAAGAGTACGAGGCCGCACAGGTTTATTTTAAAGGTTTTGATAACTGCACTGTGCTGCCTGACACGCTCTATATCGCGTCCATGGTAACAACTGCACAATCAGCCAAGTTAGTCGGTGCGAAAGTCCCTACGCGACCACAGAGCGATTTTAGCCCTCTGCCGCAGGGTCTGGCACTCACTATCGACGGACAGCCGGTATCGGTGACAATCGACGGTGAGGCGAACAGTTATTCTGCTCTGGCTGCGGCGGTTACCACTTCCCTGGCTGCTGCCGGCGTGTGTAAATATGACACCGGCGCAAAAGTGTTTGTTATCGAAGGCGCAACAAAAGGCGCTGTCGGCTCAATCACCACCGCAGAAGGTCAGTTGGCTGAATTCATGGGTCTGGCAGAATCCGAAGGTGCTCAGGCGAACAACGGCATTAACGCGGACACCATCGAAGAGCTGTTACCTCGCATCACCAAAGAAACTACCAACTTCGTGTCAATCATGGCGATTGATTTTACTGCCGCCGAAAAGCTGGCTATCTCCCGCTGGGTGGCAATGCAGAGCGATCGTTATCTTCACGTTCTGTATCAGACTGACAACGTTAACGGCGAACTGGAAACCATCAGCAGCGCGATTAAAGAATCTGATATCGGCGGCACCTGCCTGTTTTACGGTGACCACAAGCACGGCGCATTTATCTGCGGCTATCCGGCCAGCATGAATTTTGATGAGCTGAATGGACGCACTAATCTGGCATTCCGCAGTCAGGAAGGGCTTAAACCGTCAGTAACCGACAAAGCAATGGCTGACGAACTGATGGCGATGGGCTTTAACTTCTACGGCGCATACGGCACGGCAAATGATCGTTTCATCTTCGCTTATCCCGGCTCTGTGTCCGGTAAGTTTAAGTGGATGGACAGCTACGTCATTCAGGTGTTCTTCAACAGCCAGTTACAGCTTGCGCTGATGACCATGCTGAAGAACTTCAAAAACATCCCGTACAACGATTCCGGTCGCGCTATTCATCGTGCAGCGATATCAGATCCCATCTTCCAGATGCTTAATTTCGGTGGCATTCAGCCGGGTGTCGACCTGTCGGAACAGCAGAAAAAGCAGATCAACATCGAAGCCGGTTTCGACGCGGCGGCACAACTCAATACCGCAGGCTGGTGCCTGAAAATTGAGAAAACACCGGCACAGACGCGCGGTCTGCGTAAATCTATGCCGCTGAAGCTCTGGTATGCCGACGGCGGCAGTGTCCAGTCCGTCAACCTGCCTTCAATCAACGTTCAGTAAGGGAGTAACACACTATGCCTATGGGTCATAACCCTAAAACAATTACCTCCGCTAATGCGGTGTTAATGCTGCGTTGTGATGGCGTTTACGACGATTATATCCGCATTCAGGGCTTCCAGGCAGACAACGCGTGGGAGTTCGGCGAGGCGAATATCGGTGAAACACGCATGGGAGTCGACGGTAAGCAGTCCATCGGCTACACCCCGCACGAAACACCGTGGACGCTGTATCTTGAAGCCAACAGCGTGTCGACGCAGGTGATGGAGAATATCCGGAAAGACTTCAACAGCAACATGGAAACCCGCTTTATTGAGATTATCGTGGAAATGCCGTCAATTGGTAAGCGGTATCAGGGTAAGGGCGGCATGACGACAATGACCGGCGGTGCAAGCGGCAAGAAGCTGCTCGACGGCACCAGCTACAACTTCAACATGGTATTCGAAGGGGCTGAAGAAATCTGATGGCACTGAACAATAAAATTATCACTATCGAAAAAGGCCGCGATGCCGGGAAGATGTTTGTTGTTACCGAAATGCCAGTGACCAAGGCGGATAATTGGGCGATGCGCGCAATGTTCGCCCTGGCGAATGCTGGCATCGATATCGGGGAAGTCAGCCCCGCTATGGGGATGATGGGGATCGGACAGGTGGCGATTAAAGCCCTTGCCAATATCCGTGCTGATGTCGGTATTCCGCTGCTGAATGAGTTGCTGGACTGTGCGCAGATCATTCCGTCAGGCGGCAATGCCCGTCAAATCGAAATGGACTCTGATATTCAGGACATCACCACGTTGCTGTTACTGCGCAAAGAAGCACTGGTTATTCATATCGGTTTTTTAATGCAAGGCGATGGGTCAGATTCGAGCAACTGAAAGCCGGTCTGTCGCTGAAGAAAGGCGTCCTGGCTGAACCGGTGAATGTCTCCGTTATCGTGAAGGATGTAGTCGAATCCGGCTATGCTACTTACGTGGAGCTTTCAACGGTTCTCGGGCTTGAGGATGCTATGAACCTGCTCGAAATTCATCAGGTGACTGAGTACAACAAACGTATTATCGAGGATATTCAGAAAGATAACAGGCCGTAAGGCCTTTTTTTATGGGGCAAATATGGCGACGATAATTGACGCGCTGGTTGTGACGCTGAAACTTGATAACAAAGGGTTCAGCGGTGAAGTAAAGAAAGCGACCGCAGAGAATGACAAGTTGTCAGCGGCAATCGACGGTGTCACTGATTCGTCTGTTGACCTCACAATCACCATTAAGAACCAGGCGGACGAAACCAAAAAGGCGACGAAAAAGCAGGATGATTTTACGAAGTCTATCAACAACGGCATTAAAGCGTTGGGTGCTTTATTTTCGACAATTATGGTTTCATCCGGCTTATCAAAGCTCGTTGCTGAGATACAGAAAAGTAATGACCAGCTTTACTTCCTGAGTAAAAACCTCGGTATGAGCGCCACCAGTATCAAGAAGTGGCAGAACATGGCGGAGATGTCCGGTGGCTCTGCTGATGGTATGGCGGCGAGTATGTCGAACCTCAGTAAGTCGCTGTGGGATTTAGTCACTATCGGGGATTCCTCGGTGCTGCCGTACTTCAATGCGCTGAATGTCGGCGTGGTGGACTCCGGCGGTAAGCTGCGCGACCTCGATGCTATCCTGCTGGATGTGGCTGACAGCCTTTCCGGTATGTCACGCCCGCAGGCGTACAACATTGCCAAGAATATGGGCTTTGATGAGGGCACGATTAACACCCTGCTGCAAGGTCGTGGCGCAATGCAGGAGATGCTGGACACGCAGCGTGACATGGTTATCTCCAGCGAAGAAGAACTGGAAATCAGCCGCCAACTCAATAAGCAGAACGCGAAGATTAAGCAGGGATGGGAGGGGCTTAAAACCCTGCTGGCAAACTACCTGATGCCGTCGCTGCTGAAGTTCTCTGAGAGCGTGTCCGGCTTTCTGATGTTCCTGAATAAGAACCGTGATGTCGCTGTGACACTGTTCAAGGGAATAGGTATATCGATAGGTCTGTTTCTTATTCCGATGGCACTGAAAGCGGGCACGGCATTTCTGGCTATGTTTGCACCTCTGTTCGGTGGCCTTGGTCTGATTCTGTTGCTCGGACTTGCACTAACCGGTCTCTATGATGACTATGAAACGTGGAAGAAAGGCGGGGATTCCCTGTTTGATTACTCCGGGTGGGAAGAAAACATAGAGATGGTGCTGACCGCACTGAAAGACCTGAAAGAGTGGTTTAAGGACACCACAATCGGTGGGTGGTTCACAGATCAGGACGGTAATATTTCAACATGGAAAGCTGTACTGGGGGGATTTTTAGTTTGGTTTACAGGTAAGTGGGTTGTTGGGTTTTTGGCTGGAATGACAAAGGCAAAATTTGCTGTGATGTTCTTTTCTGGTTCTTTGCTTGCTCTTACTGCTGGGTTGACGCTTGCCTGGTATCACATGTCGAAACTAAAAGATCTTGATCTCTCCCCGCTAATGGCTTCGGCGGTTGATGCAAAGATTAAATTCGATGACCTCACGAAGAGTATCAATATGTTCCGTGATGCCAAAAACGGAGTCGATAAAGTTCAGGCGGGGATTAGGGCGGGTAGCGATCTGCTTATGGGCGGAAGTCTGCTTAAGATTGGCATCGATAATAAAGTTGCCGATAAGGTGATTGATAAGATCAAGAAGGATGGATTTGCTAAATCCGTGAAGGATGCGGCGGTTGGTGCTTACTCCTACCTTGCCGGCGCAAGGTCTACTGGGTCTTCCGGCTTTATTGCGACAGGCGTTGAGGTTCCAGATCAGGATAAACGTATCTATAAGACAGCAAATGGTGATGTGGTTCGAAAGGGAGGCTCAAGGTCATGGAGAAACAATAATCCCGGTAATATTATTGCTGGCGATTATACCGATAGCATGGGGGCTATTGGCCGGGATAAATTATCAGCTGGTCATGTTATGGCTATATTCCCAACGGAAGAAATGGGAAGGATAGCTAAAGAGCAGTTGATATTTAAAAGCTCCAGTTACAAGAACTTAAAATTGTCAGATGCTATAAATCGTTACGCCCCTGAATTTAATAATAACGGGAAACGCATTAACGACACCCCTCAATACATAAAAAATGTCTTATCTGCTGTTGATGGCAATGAGAAAGTCATGAAGGATTACTCACCTTCTGAGCAGAAAGCTATCATTGCTGCAATGAAAAATACTGAGGATTGGAGTCCGGGCGATGAGTACGCGACTGGTAACCCTAAGAAATTGGATAGTGAAAAATTACTAGGTCACCTCATTGCCTTTAATCAGCAGATCTCTCAGCCATTAAATCCTAACGCAATGCCTGGCATTCAACAAACAATGGCTAACTCGGAGGCCTTGCAATCAAATTCTAAATCAGTGACATACAATATTTCTGCTCCTGTGGAAAATATCAATGTGAATACTACTTCACCGACAGTAAACGGTACAGTTAGTGATGGCAGTAATGCATGGCGGGAAAATCTGTTCCAGACGATCACACCAATGAGTTAATTTGCTTCAAATTGCAACACCCTAGTGGCAAAATGATTATTAACTTAAATTAATAAATTGAAGGTAATATGAAAATTCTATGGGGTATCGTTGCTATTTGTGCGGTTATTGGATTACTTGACGGGCTTCTTCCTGCTATAACCATGGCCAATAGTGCACCACAACAGGCTGCTGGGGCTGCTATTGGTATTGCATGGGCGGTTATTCCTTACTGCCTCGTGAAGGCGCTTAGTATGATGAGTCCTCGGAAAGTGGTAATCGAGGAAAAATAAGGTGACGCAATGAAAAGAGTCATTGTTGTATCGAGTCTAATATTTTCATCCGTCACCCTTGCCGCTGGTTTTGATTGTAGCAAAGCGTCCAGTAAAGTGGAGAAACTGATATGTGACACCCCGTCACTATCAAAAGCTGATGATGAGCTGTATGTCGACTACTTACAGGCGAAATTAGTTACAGGTAATAGCACTGAATTTAAAAAAATAGTCGGTCAAAATTGGAAGCTAAGAGAGAAGAATTGCGATACTGAGCAGTGCCTTCTTAATTGGTACAAAAAATCAACAGATCTTTACCGTAACATAGCCAGTAGCAAATCATCGGATACAAATAAAACCGAAGACAGTCAGGTTAAAGCATACTATTACGGTGAGCCTGTTGAGTTGCAGGGCTTTATGCTGAATGAGAGGTCTGGTTTTCCATCGCTGCGCTTGGCGGACATCATATCTGTAACCACAAGGAATGGAGTTGATGAACCTGACGCTCAGACTGCTTTCGGTGTTGGGGTTACACAGTTGGTGATGTCAGATGAGAAATGGTGGTCTATTTTCAATAAGAATCAAGGTAAGGTAGTCACCGTCACCTGCAACCTGTTCTCGGCACATACAATTCATCATAAAACCCCAGTTTTGTGTAGTGTCATCAATATTAAAGTTGAAAAGGATGAGGCTGAACCTGCGCCAATAAAGGAAAAGGCATCAAAGCCAGTCACGGCGAGCCGGAAAAAAACAGCGGATGATTTCTTCTATGAGCACCCAAATTTGGCAACATTCAATATAAAGAGAGCGGTAAAAACACAATCCCTCGGTAATGCATTTTCTGATATAGCGTTAGAAGACACAGGCTCCAAAAGTAAACTCAAGGCCACAAGTGACCTGATGCGTGAGCATGGTTATGAGTATACAAAGATAGCGATCCCTCAGTTGCAAGAGCTATGCGCGATGGGTATGACATCAATGCATGGCCTAGATGCTGATGATTGTGAAAGGTTGCAATCCTATAATCCATAAACGACTAAGCCCCGGAAGGGGCTTATTTGCGTGGGGTGGTAAGTTGGGGTGTCGAGGCAAGCGGAACAGATCGGAACAAACTGGAACAGTCTGAAACAACTCACATTGACAATAAAAAACAGTAAAAAACAATAAAAGATTACACAACTGAGGTTGTCAATGAGTCACTTTGACCCTATTATGACTCTAGGGAATATTTATCACCCTGCTAAAAATTTGATAAGAATGATTGGGGGTCATCTGCGAATGGCCCCGTATTAATTTGATTGTTGGCAAACTGCCACCCATGAGGGTATACATATGAGTCACGCACTGAAAAAGACAAATCGTCTTTGCATACCGCCTCGTGACAAAAGCAATATTGCATCTCCAAGATCAGCTATTGGTCACGAGTGCTCACATAAAGCTCAGGTAAAAAATGCTGTTGATTTCGGATTTTCTCGATACGAAGCCGCAATGAAAGAGTTGGCCAAGGTGTAATATAATAAATGACACTTAGTTCGTTTGGTGAGATTGTTGATGGTGTTAACTATTTATCTGTAGAAGATATAGCATTTATCAATAGATTTCTGATTGAGAAGCAAACGCCAAACGAGCCCGTTGAAATTATTAATCCAAACGGACTTGGCTCTTCACAGGCGAGACCTAGCTTAACGAAATATTACGAACAGACGGATGATATGTTTAAACTGTCATCCGTTTTAATTGAAAGCCTTATACAGAACCATCCATTTGCAAATGCTAATAAGCGCACCGCGATGATGTGCGGATATGTTTTTTTGCTTATGAACGGGTACGAGCTTACGGCTCCAGGTGATGACATTGTCACGATGGCGTCAGGTATCGCGCGTAAGGAATATAGTGCAGAAGATGTTGAAAACTGGCTTTGCTATTGGTCTAGACCATATGATGCCAGAGAGCTATGCAGGATGGAAATCGATGTGTTGTCATGCTCAGTCATCACGCTTAAAGACTAAAACTAAACCCGCTTCGGCGGGTTTTTTGTTTCCTGAATGGATCACTTGGTCACCATTGATTTAACAGCACTTTCCCCGTAATCACCCCCTAAATCACCACCATTTCGGATCCCCGCTTGACTGCGGGTTTCGCCGTTGGAGTAAACCATGTTCGGACTACCAGACATTCCCAGCTGGAAGGGTATTCCAGATGCCGCGTTAGATGCCGGAATCAGCTTCGGCGGCGCGGCTCTCATTAATAAATTGTTTGGCAACTACTGGGGGATATTCAATCAGTACGGAGTGCCGCTGCTGCTGGCTGATAACGTACTCTCATTGCAGTATCAGAACACAAGCCGTGTCGTGAGTGCCCCGATTGAGAAAGGCACGTTTGCCAGTTACAACAAAGTCGCTGACCCGTTCAAGGCTACCGTGCAACTAAGTAAAGGCAGCGGAGGCGCACTGGAACGAGGCGCATTTTTGGCTCAACTTGAAATCCTCTCAAAAAGCACCCTGAAATTCATCGTTATCACGCCGGAGTATGTCTATAAGTGGGCAAATATCACCGGCTATGACTTGGCTCGCGAGGCTAAAGACGGCGCGACGCTGATTAAGGTGAACGTACATCTGGAGGAAATCCGCGAGGTCGTCGTGAAATACGACGAGGAAGAGGTTAAAAATCCGGATGATGCGAAGAAAAAAGAGGGCGGGGATAAAACTCAGGCGGTTGAATCGGGCTCAATGGAAGGGACACTGATGGAGTTGAAAGACATTTGGGATGACCCGAATAGATCTTACTTTAAAAAGGGATGGGATGGCGGGAGCTTGCTTTGGAAGGGGATCACTAATCTTGGCGGTGATATTTCAAAAATCGGCGAAGAAACAAAATTCATGGTCAATCAAATGATGGAAGGGGGATACTGACGTGATAACAGAAATCCCCCTGACACCCGTACCGAACCAATCACTTTCATTCACTCTCGGCGATAGCAACTACGACATCACGCTCGAATCCCGGCTGGATAACCTTTTCGCCACAGTCTCGAAAGACGGCGAATATCTGGTCTGTAACCGCATCTGCCGAAACATGACTTACATCTGCCAGTGGCTGATATTTGCGGACACGGTAGGTAATACGGATCCGATTTATACCGGCCTTGGCTCACGATACAGGATGGTGTGGATAGATGGCATTTAACCGGAAAGTAATCAGGCTGACACTGACCCTGAACGATAAAGAAGAGTCGTTTACATCGGATAATAAAAATAAGCTGGAGGCTGTCGGGCTACGAATTAGTGCAGAAATTAATTTCGGTAACGGAATGCCTGCACCATCAGCCCGGCTGCGGGTTTACGGGCTACCTGCGGAGACGATGAATAAGCTGTTAAGACAGAAATATCGGGACGCGAAAACGTTACGGGACAACATCATGGTTGAGGCTGGTGAGCAGGGCGAAGACCTGATAACGGTATTCAAGGGCGGAATTACTGAAGCCTATCCTGATTATGCAGAAGCTCCTAATGTTTCATTGGTTATTGTGGCACAGACTGCCGTTCTGGAAGCCATGACCCCGAGCGATGCGGAGAGCTACGAGGGCACTCAGGATGTCATAAATATCATGGGAAACGTCTGTAAGCGGATCGGATACACGTTGGAGGATAACGGCGTTAAGCAGCCGCTTGAAAACGTTTATCTGTGTAACACCGATATCAGTAAAATTAAGTGGCTGGCAGAAGCAGCATACCTCGACCTGTTTATTGAGTCGGGGAATATCGCCGTTACCTATAAGGGGCAACCTCGAAAGCTGAAGATCCCTGTTATCTCCCCTGACTCCGGATTAATTGGCTATCCCGTCCCGACATCGGTAGGAGTTCAGCTCCAGTGCTTTTATGACCCTATCGTTCGCTTTGGCGGTATTGTCCGAATCAAAGACAGTATCGTCGACCGATGTAACGGCGACTGGATAACCTACGGTGTCCGCATCATGCTGGAGACCGAAACAGAAGCCGGTCGTTGGTTTATGGACGTAGCTGCATATCCGAGGGGGCAGGATGAAATCGCAATCAAACGATAACCTCAAGCTCCCGTTCTGGCCACAGGACTTAGCGGGCGGTGTCCGATCTCAGGAGATGATAATCAGCAACCTGATCGGAAAAGTAGGCACGGTAACTATCTGCAAAATCGTGAAAGTGAAAGGTGGCGGCACTGGTGCGGTCGGGATGGTTGATATCCTGCCGATGGTGCTACAGATGGATGCCGGCGGGAACATTTACGAGAATGCCGTTATCTACAACGTGCCGTACTTCCGGTATCAGGGCGGGACTAATGCGGTGATTATCGATCCTAAGCCCGGAGATATCGGGATTTGTCTGGTCTGCACCCGCGACATATCCAGAGTGAAGCGCACGAAGAAAGCAGCCGCGCCTGACAGTCACCGGAAGTTCGACTGGTCAGACAGCCTGTACATTGGCGGCATTCTGAATGGTGCACCATCGCAGTATATTCACTTTCTGGACAGCGGAATTGACGTTGTATCGACCGGAGTTATCACGATGAAAGGCACAGAGATAGTGCTGGATGCGCCTGTGAGAACTACCGCAACGGTAATGGTGGCACTGGATATCACTGACAACACATTATCAGGCAACGACCAGACAATGGCTTCCATGCGCGTTACCTATAACGGGCATACCCACCAAGAGAACGGGCAGGGTTCTAACACCAGCGAGCCTAATCAGCAGGTTTAATATGAAAACACTTTTTCTTCATCCTGATACGTGGGATTTATGCCTCGATGTGTCGGGAAATATTGCTGTGGCTTCCGATCAGTACGCGATAGCGCAATCAGTGGCGAATAAATGCAGGGTGTTCATGAAAGACCTGTATTACTCACAGCAGGACGGCATTCCGTATCTGGAAAAAATATTAGGGCGCAACCGCTTCTCCCTGTCTCTGTACCGGCAGTATTTGCAGGACGCAGCTCTTTCGGTGCCCGGCGTAGTCACTGCAAAGGTCGAACTCAGTACGGCGAATGATAGGGTTGTACGCGGGCGGATTTTATTCACTGACACTAACGGGAGAGAGGGGGTATTAGAATTATGATCCCACCGGTTGAGATAACCCCGAAAGGGATACTGGCACCGACCACACAGGAAGTCACTGCCGGTCTGTGGCAACTGATGCGCGGGTGCTTTGGCGACAACATCAATCCTGACGCAGATACGCCACAGGGGCAGTTGGTCACGACGCTGACAGCCATTATTACCGATGAACGAAACTTCATGATCGGGCTACTGAACAGCTTCGACCCACGCTATGCATCCGGCTCTATGCAGGATGCTATCGGCTATATCTACTTCTTGCAGCGCAAGCAGGCGACCCGTTCGGCTGCTGAATTAACCTTCACTGGCTTATCCGGAATGACAGTTCCCGTTGGTTTTGAGGTGCAGGATGAGCAGGGGCGGACATGGCTTACTGATGCTGAGGACACAATTAAAAGCACCGGAACTGTGACCGTGAATGCCAGTTGCGCTGATGTCGGAAGTAACGATGCGCCTGCCGATACAGTTAACCGGATCACCCGCAATATCACTGGCGTTGATTCCGTGACCAATGAAAAAGCAGCGATTCCTGGACGCAATGCGGAATCCCGTCAGGAATTTGAGTTTCGCCGGCAGCAATCCGTAGCGATTAACGGCAAAAATACCAATCAGGCGACATACGGCGCAGTGTCCAATATCAAAGATGTTATTGACTGTTACGTTATTGATAACCCAACAGATGGAACAGTAACGGTGGGGAAGACCAATTACCCACTCATCCGCAACTCAATCGCGGTTTCTGTTGTCGGTGGTGATGACGATGAAATCGCAAAGATGATCCTGACGAAAGCCGGTACCGGATGTGCATTTGTCGGCAACACCGAAGTGACATATGAGGATAAAGAAAACTTTCCGTACATGCCGCCGACATACAAAGTTAAATTCATCAGGCCGGAACATGTCCCGGTAGAGTTCGTGGTGGTTTTTGAAGATAAATCGCTGCTGACCTATCAGGAAAAGGAATCGGTTAAATATGCCATTCTGGAAGAGTTTAAATCAGGGCGCGGCAAAGGTCAGATAGCCCGCCGACTTATTGCCAGCGACTATATTTGTACCGTTGCACAGTCCGCGGCTAACAGGCTGTTGTCTGTTCAGGTGAGCAGGAAGGACGGTCAGGCGGGGAATTATGTCGACTTCGGGATTGATGAGTTTCCCGTACTATCGCCGGACGATATAAGGATAGAGTGATGATTGACATCAGAGACACATTGCTCAGTCAGTATGCCAATTCCCCCACGATTACAACCATCCTCAAAAAAGCCAACGAAGCCATTGACCCGCGAAACAGCGCAGACGATTTTTACAATTTGGCTATCAATGTGCTGATGGCTCAAGGATTCGGTCTGGATATATGGGGAAGAATTGTTGGCATAGGGCGCGGTATATCAATTCCAGATCCGAATGCCGATTATTTAGGATTTGAAGGAACAGAAAAATATCTGCCATTTAATCAGGCTCCGTTTTTTGGTGATATTAACGGTCAGGCGTCTTATCAGATGGATGATGAGACGTACCGTGAAGTGATCATGATGAAAGCGTACGCGAATATCTTGTGTGCTACAGCTCCGAACATTAACGCATTTCTCAAGGCGTCATTCACGCGAGGCAGGGCGTACTACCTCATCACCGGGCACATGACCGCACGATATGTATTTGAATACCGGCTATCAGAATTAGAGAAAAACCTTATCTACAACCACAACATCCTGCCGCGTCCGTGCGGGGTGGAAATCAGCATCACAGAATTACCGGTCAGTGAATATTTCGGATTCTACAAAACCGGATTTCAACCTTTCAGTCAGGCACCTTTCATTAAATAGGTACGAAATGAAAAACCCAAAACTAATAGTGAAGCCTTTCGCAAAGAACGGGCAGAAAAACGTCATCCCTGAAAACTACGAAACCAGCATGGAAGGCAACCAGGCAACATGGGATCAGGGCTTCGGTCAAATTACAATGTTGCCGGTAGCAGCAGGCGGATTGCCGCCAAAGGGTCAGGACTTCAACGGTATTTTCAATCAGCTTTCAGAAAATATTGTTTATCTGTCTCAGGGGGGGCGATTTAAGTTTTCAGCAGAGTATGCGGAGTCTATCGGCGGATATCCAAAAGGCGCAATTCTGCAATCAGATGACGAGAAAAAAGAATACCAGAGCCTGATTGGCAACAATAAAGTCAATTTCAATGTAGCTCCGGATATCAGCGCATCATGGGAGGTTATAGGCGGGAGCTATGCAACAAAAGCCGAATTAACTAACGGGCTGAATAAAAAGGTCAACACGTCGGATGTTTCGCAAACACTTGGTAATGATTTGACCAAATTACCGTCACTTGACCTTGTTACGCGGGAATTAGGCAAAAAGGCATCAACCGCAGATGTTAACGGCAAGCTCGCCAAAGACCAGAACGGCGCTGATATCCCGGACAAGACTAAGTTTATCGAAAACCTTGGTTTGGGGGATTCAGCACATCTGCTATCGGATGGTAATCAGGTTTTTAAATCGGGGGTATCTTCAGAGCAGTCTTTGGGGGTTAAAAAGGGAACGGTTTTCATCGAAACGTCGATAGCCGGTAATACGCACCCGGTGACAAAACTCAAAAGAAATACCGGCTCTGAAATTGAAGTACTCTGGCCGAGTGAATCAGGAAAAATTCTGATTCATAAAGACATTGAGAAGATAACACCTAAAGTTGGCGAGTTTAATCAGTCACCATTTCGTGCATCGGAACTTTCGTCAGGTTGGTATTCCTGCAATGGTGATTTATATGACTTAACTTCACCACAGGGGCAGGCTCTGAATTCACTGTCCGCCAATTATAAAATCGACTGGGGGATTAAAGTTTCTAACGGGAAGATCAATATGCCTACCCCTCGTCAGACTGACGGTAAAACGGCAATCTTGAGGCCAGTCAACGGAACGGCAAGGCTTCCCGGGTCTGTTGAAGGGGATGCTATGCGCCGCCTGCAGGGGGATTTTTACGCACGGGGAGTTATGCAGGCAGATGGCAAACGGTCATCCGTGGGTGCCGCATGGGGGAAAAATGCTTCCCTATTTTCAAACGCATCCAGATCGACAGATGAACAGGCGATCATGCTGAATACGATAGCTGACTATAAATATGAGGTTGTTGACCGGGTTATGTTTGACACTCAGAACGCAGTCCCGTCATCAGATGAATTTCGTATGTTAAACATGGGCGTAACGCTTACTATGTATCTTGGGGTGTAACTATGTACGCAATAAATTATTACTATAATGACAATCACCCGCTCCGAATGTACACCGGCAGCGCGGAAGCAAATAAAGACTCGCACGCCCCCCGCAATGCTTTACGGGTTGAGCCTGATTTTAAAGATGGATTTTATCCATGTGAACAGGATGGCGTGTGGATACTGGTTCCCGACCACCGTGGTACAAAAGTTTATGACCTGACAACCGCACAGGAGTCTGAAATTAAAGAGCTTGGTGAGTTACCGGATGGTGTAACAGCTATTGTACCCGATGTTGAATTTCCGAAATGGAACGGCAAAAAATGGGTAACCGATAAGTCAGCGAAAAAGGAAAGTGATGTCGCGGCAGCGGAGGCGCAAAAACAATACCTGATTGCCGAAGTACAAACAGAAACCCAGATGCTGCAAACAAAACTATCCCTGAAACGCATCAAGCCCGCTGAACTGGAACTGTTAAACGCTTGGCTGGATTATCTGGATCTGCTGGAAGCAGTGGATGTATCCACCGCCCCCGATATCACCTGGCCGGTTAAGCCTTAA